CCCATATGCTGATAAAAGCACAAAAGATTTATTGAAGGACTATTAATGGCTACTTTAGAACAATTACAAAAACAATTAGATGATAGAACATTGGTTCCCTCAGAGCTAACGAGAAAACAAAGAGATATTATAGACACACTCATTGAGCGTGGAGATCTAAAAGGACCCACGACAGGCATGATACAAGCTGAAAGAGATAAAGTTGCATCCGATATAGCTGATGAGAGAACATTTACAAAAGATCCATTGAAAGCAGGCACAGGAGTAGGACAACCTACTTATGAATTAGTTGGAGATATTGCTGGTAGCATTTATCCTTACGTTTCAATGCGTAAAAAAATCTTTGGTGCAGCTCAAAGTGGCAACCTTTGGCAGAAAGGACCAGGTTACGTTTTACAAAAAGCAACAAAAGTTGCAGATAGGCTGCCAGGCAGATTTAAATTTTTTGGTGGTGCATTAAAATTATTAGCAAGAGTTGGTGATGTTCCTGGTAAAGTTTTACAAAGTCCTTTAGGTAGAGCAGAAGTTTATTCTGTATTAGGTGGGACTGCAGGAGCGGGAGCTGGTGCTGTAACTTATGATTTGTTAAATGAAGCAGCTGGTGTACAAATAGCTTCAGCTTTAGCGGATGATCTTTCAGAAGTACCAAAGAGCGAAGTGGATAGAGATACTCTAACAAATGCTAGTGTTGCTATGAAAAATGCACTGATGTTTAACGCAGGAGCTGCAGCTGTAACACCTTTATTTTTTGGTGCATTAGGTAAATTTGGTAGATATTTATTTGGAACAGTTGGTAAAGAACAAAAAGAATTAGCACAATTTGCAAGAGATAAAGGTTTGCCAATACCTTTGCTTGCAGCAATGAAACAGGATGTCGGTCCTTTAGGTAACATTGGTAAGACATATTTTAAGACAGTTGGTGTATTCCCATTTGTTTCTGCAATTGGAAGAGATGCTTTACAAGGTGCTGAACAAGTGGCAGGTAGAAGATTCTTAAATGATGTATCAACTTACGCACCCTTAATGAAAACAAGTGTATTATCATCATCAGTTTACAAACAAGTAAATAAAGTTTTTCAAGATAATGTAGATTTAATTGCATCTAAGTATGGTGCTTTTGATGCATTATCAGATGCTGTAGGTAATCCATCTATAATTAAATTAAGTAAAACACAAGCTGCAGCTAGACAATTTTTAGAAAGATTTAAAAATGAATATCCTGGTTTTGCAAGGTACTCTGAAGGAATGGATATTCCATTAAAAGATATTGACAAGATTTTAACAAACGCATCTGACCCAATTAATTCATTTATGAAAGCTATGATTGCCATAGAAGATAATTTAATTTCACCAAAACAATACAAAGGTGTTATGACGATGTTAGGTAGAGCGATAGAGGGAACAGGATATCAAACATTGAAAAGAGAAATGTTTGTAATGAGAGAAGCATTAGAAAATGATTTTGCCGATTTTGGTTCAAATATAAATAAAGCTGCTTTGTTAGCAGACGAAGGTGTCAAAGCACAATATGATAATATTGCAAAATTAAGTGGACAAGATTTAGCTGATCAATATATAAATAATTCTATCAAAGCTGCGGAGGAATTAAGAGATAAATTGTTAGATGCTAACAAAACATATTCATCTATTCTCGGTTTTTATCAAAGAGCTAAAGTTCCACAAATAATTAAAAAGTTTGATAGATCTGCGTTTACCTCTCAATCTTTACAAGGTTTCTATGGAAAAGAAGCTGTCTTTAGAGATCAACTATTTGAAACATTAGAAAGAGATGTGTTTCAAAGTAACTCACCAAAAGCTTTAGAACAATTCTCAAAATTAGTTGGTGCTGAGGGATCTGCTGAACTTGGTATTAAAGCTACAGAAGGTGGTAAAGCATTATTAAAAGCTGCAAAAGCAAGATATTTGTTTAATACTTTTTTAGATTCATTTGATTCTGCTACAGCACCACAAGCACAATCTATCTTTAAAAACGTGGCTGATGAAATGTTACCAGGTCAATACATGCAAGATTCTATGGAGATACTAACAAGACAGGGAAGAGAGGATCTTGGTGATTTTTCTTTATCTAAAGTTGTAAAAGATAATGGTATCTATGATGTAAAAGATATTAGATTTAGTCCTAATGATTTTGCTCAATTTAACATAAATAAATTTTTAAATAAACTTGGAATTGGTGAAGCAACAGAAGAATTAGGTAGAGCTAAGATGACACAAATGCTTGGTAAAAATGGAGCTAAAGAATTTTTTGGTTTTACAAATTATATGAAAGCTATCTCTGATGTGCCTTTATCAGACACCTCCACATTCCTACAAAGAAGATTAACTCTATCTGGTGGTAGAGGTATTATAGGTGGCCTAGTAATGGGTGGTTCTTTTATGGCAAACCCTTTAGCACCAGCCGTTTTAATTTTATTAGCAAGAAGAGCAGGACAAATTCTTTCTGATCCTGTTGCATTGAGATATATGAATGATGCCTTGTTACCTGAAGAACAACTAAAATTATTAAGAGGTGGTAAATTAGGAAGAGGTACACCAAGAGCTTTGTTTCCAGGAAGAGATTACTTCACAGGTAGAGATATAAATGTAGGCACTAAAGCTTTAACAAGAGCAGGTTTGACACAAAAACGTGAGGCATTTGCAAGGTTGTTAAATTATTTAAATGAAGAGGACAAAGATATTCCAACAGTTAAAGCTGACGAAATAAATCAAGAGGATATTACAAATAGATTATTAAGTTTAGATTATAGTATTCCACAACCACGATACGATGATAAAACTTTACCTAAAGAAACGGTTGAAACTATGTTTGTACAACAATTTACAAACACTTCAGGTAACGTAGATCTTGATAATGAAATGGCATCAGTGATACGAAGCACAGTGCAAAATGAAGAGGCAACATTAGTAGATGAAGTTGCAAGAGACGAAGATGCAGACAGACAAGCCGTTACAGGTGATCTTGAATTACAACCTGTAGCCCAAGCACCACAGACACCGGTTACCGGACAACAAACAGCACAACAAATACAAACACTATTTCCTTTTGATACAACCTCGGCTGCAATAGCTCAAAGGAGACAAGGTCGTGGCTAACGGTAAAGAACCAAAAACTACAGGCGAACATATCATGGCTTTGTACGGTCATATTTCTGGTCTTAAAAAACAACAAGATCACATGCATAAAGGCCTTGATGATGTAAGGCAAAAAGTAAATTGGTTCTTTGTTGCATTAGTTGCTGGTATGGGTGCAATTATTTTGACTTTAGTTAATTTATTAGCTACTTAATAGTAGTGGTTCGAATCAATAAAAAATATCAATATAAAAAACATAATAGATTTCAATCAGAAACGGGAAGAAAATATCTTGTAGATGAAGCACCTGTTCCAAGCGTTACAACAATATTGAGTGCTACAAAAAATAATAAAGGCTTAGATGACTGGCGAAGAAGAATAGGAAACGAAGAGGCTGATCGAATCATGAAGAATGCATCAAGTGTAGGAACGGAAATGCACAAGGTGCTTGAATATTATTATAACAATGAAAAGTATTTCAATGCCACAGACTTTGGACAATTACCCAGAAAAATGGCAGAAATAATAAAAGAAAACCTTGCAATCACAGAGGTTTGGGGCAACGAAGTATCATTAGCATATAACAAAGAATATGCAGGAACTACAGATTTAGTTGCATTGGTAGGACAAAAGCCTACTATTGTTGATTTTAAACAAGCTAATAGGCCTAAATTAGAGGAATGGGTGGAGGACTACAAACATCAGTTGGGTGCCTATTATTTAGCCCATAAAACGCATTACGGGCCCGTAGAGCAGGGTGTAATATCGATTGCTACCCGAGGACTACAATATCAGGAATTTAAGCTCTCCGAGGCTGATTTGAGTGAATACTCAGACAAATTCTTGCATAGATTAGAACAATTTAACAAGATCACCAAAAAGGGCTAAATCAACCATTTTTGTGGATTATCTCCTAAAGTTTTAGCAGAAAGTTCAATTTTATTTTTTAAGGCAACAACAATTTTATCATCAATTGTATTTTCTGCCATAATATCAATATATACAACATTTTTAGTTTGACCGATTCTATGTGCTCGATCTTCTGATTGTCTTCTTACCTCTAAGTTGTAGTTGTTGGAGTAATAAATAACATACTTTGCTGCTGTTAATGTTAATCCATATCCACCAGTAACTGGGTTAGCTACAAAGAATCTACATTTAGAATCATTTTGAAATCTCTCAACAGCTAAATTTCTATCATCTACAGAGGTTGCCCCATACATAGATACGACAGCATCATTTCCATATTTTTCAGTAAGTGCTTTATTTATCTCATTAATGTTATGAATATAAGTTGCCCATATAATAACTTTTTGATCTGTCTCCTCTAATATTTCTAACATGGCTTTTAACTTTGGGTTTTCAAATTGAAGCATTTCACCTGAATCATTTTTACAATGACCATTTGCTAACTGATGTAATCTCAACAACTCTGTTAATTTATTATGTACTGATATTGTGCTTTCCTCTAACAAAGCCATAGCTCTAATTCTAAGACTTTCATAAGCACGTTTTTGTTCACCCTCTAGTTTAACATACCTTATTTGATAGATTTTATCAGGTATATCTAAGCACTCATCTTTTGTGACCCGAAAAGAAAAATCTTTAAGTTTTTGCTCTAATTCAGTTAAATGCTGATAGCCAACTGGCACATTTATCGTCTCTCCTTGTGCAACATAAACCTCATCAAATATGCAAAATCTATTACGAAAAGCATAATAACTTTTATACCCTAATAATTGTGGATCAAGGAAGGCACATTGTGTATAAAGATCTAATGGAGATTTTGTTACTGGCGATCCTGTTAATATACGGCGCACTTTCGCTAGGTATCTTAATCGTAAAATGTTCTTTGTTCGTTTTGCTTTTGGGTTTTTTATTGTTGTCGATTCATCAATTATTGTAATATTAGATGGGTGTTCACGTAAAAATGCTTCACATGCTTTTAATCCATTTTTAGTAGATAAAGCCTCAACGTTAATCATGAAAAACTTTAATCCTTCAAATTTATCAAAGGCTTTTAGCTCTTTTTTATTTGCTTGTTTCCACAAATGACACGAATATTTAATCATATCAGGTAGATGTACGTTAAGTTCCTTTTTCCAAACAGAATATACAGATTTAGGTGCAATAATTAATGCAGCTTTTAATTGCTTTTTTAGGTTTAAAAATGCAATATTATCAATAGTTGTTTTTGTTTTACCTGTACCCATCTCCATAAAGTAAGCATAATTGATTTGATTCGCAGATAAGTTAAGTGCTTCCCTTTGATGTTCATAGGGTTTTGTTTTATACGGGTATTTCCACATCTGATATCTTATATAATTTTATACTTGCCTTTTCAATAATAAAAAGTATTGTCTGAATCAAGATATGGATATCGAAAAGTTTTCTAATTTAGAAGTTCAGCAATCGTCTGTGAAATCTATTACAGATGCTTGTAATGAAATGAAAAATTTGGAAAAGCAAATCGAACTAGATGAAGAGCAACTAGCAAAAAAGAAAAAAAGATTAAGAGACTATGTTGAAAGAAAAGTGCCAGAGCTTATGCAAGAAGCAGGAGTCAATGCACTTGTTTTATCAGATGGTAGCAAGGTCGAAGTAAAACCTTTTTATGCTGCAAGAATACCTGAGTCTAGAACTCAAGAAGCTTTTTCTTGGTTAAGAGATGGTGGCTTTGATGATTTAATAAAGAATCAAGTCACAGCATCATTTAATAAAGGTCAAGATAATATGGTTTCAAAACTTATTTCTCTGTGTGAAGAAAATAATTTCAGATATACGAAGAAAGAAAAGGTTGAACCAATGACTTTAAAAGCTTTTGTAAGAGAACAAGTCGAAAAAGGTAAGGAGCTCCCGTTTGATTTATTTGGTGTCTATATCGCTAATAAAGCAAAACTAACAACGAAGGAGTAAAATGTCGATAAAGAACAAAATCACGGTAAAACCGAACAACGCTTTGGCAACAGTGGACATTGAAAAATTTGCGGATCAAGGTTTCGATAACATTGATAGTAAAAGTCTACAATTACCGTTCCTAAAAATATTGTCACAACTTTCACCTCAAGTAACACAAGGTGATCCGAAGTTTATGGCAGAAGCAAGACCAGGAATGATCATAAATACAGTAACAGATAAACTGTATGATGGAGTTAAGGGTATCTCAGTGATACCTGCATTCTATAAATTTGAATACATTGAATGGGCAGATAGAGGCCAAGAAGGCAGCACTGCTCCAAGAAATGTTTATTCAGCTGATAGCGATATCATGAGCAAAACTACAAGAGGAGATGATGGTAAAGATCGTTTACAAAATGGTCATTACATAGAAGAAACTGCATCTCATTATGTGGTTGTTTGTGAAGATACAATGGCATCAGAGGCATTAATAACTATGAAGTCTACTCAAAGAAAAAAATCTAAAAAGTGGAATTCAATGATGAATTTAATGCAAATACCTAAAAAAGATGGAAAAGGTTTTTTTAGACCTGCACCATTTACTCAATTGTACAGATTAAAAACTGTTCTTGAGAAAAATAATTTAGGTTCATGGTATGGCTGGGAAATAACTTCAGAAGGCACATGCGAGAGTCAAACTTTAGTTGAAAGAGCAGCTAAATTTAGACAATCTGTCATGGGTGGCACTGTCAAAGTTAAACACGGTCAAGAAGAAACAGCAGCTAAAACACCATTTTAATTATGGAGTTTGTAGAAACCTTGGAACAGTTTAAAAAGCTGTTCCAGGGAACTGATAGTTATTATGGTAAGTCCAAACCCTTGGGGCAAAAGAACTCAAGAGGTAAGGAGGAGTATAAACATTGGACAGAAAAAACTAACATTACAGACAAAGAGTGGTTAGATCATCTTGAAGGTAAAAGTTATACTGGAATAATTCCGATACGTGATGACAGCACTTGCAGTTGGGGAGTTATTGATGTCGATAGATATAATATAAATCATAAACAGTTTATTAAATTAATTAGAGATAGAAAATATCCATTCGTACCATACAGGTCAAAGTCAAATGGATTACATTTAGTCTTACATCTTTCACATAAAGTTCCGGCAAAAGATATGAGAAAAAAATTAATTATGATTGCATCTGATCTTGGTGTAAATGATAAAACAACTGATATATTTCCAGCACAAGACAATGTAGATTTATCAGATCCTGATTGGGAGAAGAAACAACTAGGTCAATTCGTAAATTTACCATATCAAAATGCAAAGTTCCCAACACGATGTGCTATGGATGATGAGGGTAATAGTTTAAAATATTTAGAATATTTAGAATACGCTAAGAAATTTATTATAACTAAAGAACACTTTTATGATCTTAAAACATCTAATGACAATGAGAAAAAAGATTGGCCAAATTGTGTAAATAAATTTATAAAGAATCAAGTTCAAGAAGGTGAAGGTCGTAATGATGCTATGTTTAATGTGGGTATACTTTCTAAAAAAATTAATCCTGACAAAGACTATTACGAAGAAATGATAAGAGATCTCAACAAAAAGATTTGTGTCCCACCATTGAATCCTAAAGAATTAAATAAGGTTATGGAACAAGTTGGTAAACACGATTACAGTTACAAGTGTGGCACGTCTATTGCTAGGTCTTTTTGTAATGGATCTAGACAATGTGCTAAAAGAAAATTTGGAATTGGTATCAATGAGGCTATGCCCGGTTAGAAGATTTGATAACAAATAAAAAAGATATGGAAGATGTTGATCGTGAAGATGAACGTGAAGAAATATTCAATATTAGAATGGTAAAATTTCTTGAAGATACAAATGTAGCAGATGAGTTTGATCAAATAGATCACGAAAACATATGGCATGATGATTCGGAAATGAGATTCAAATTAGATACGTTCAGACAGTTTATGAAAAAACAAGGCTATAATTGGTCTGAAAAAGATTGTACTATGTATTTAAAGGAAAACGATTGTGGCCAAAGTAAAAAATTCCAAGGTAACAACACGAGACACTGGGTCTCTACGTTACCGAAACAAACAGAGCATAAAAACAAAAATGTCAAATTTAATAAAAAGAAAACTCCATGGGAAGACAATTAAGTTTTATGGGCCACCGGGCACCGGAAAGACTCACAGATTGTTACAAAGAGCCAAAAGATTTTTAAGAAGAGGGGTTCTACCTGATGAGATTTGTTATATCTCATTTACTAATAAAGCTGTCCAAGAATGTTTGGATAGAGTGAGAAAAGAATTTAAAGGTTATGATGAAGATGATTTCAAATATTTTAGAACACTACACAGTTTGGCGAGACAACAGTTTGCAGAGATTCCTGTATTAGATCCAAGAGTTGATATGCTGCAGTTTCATACAGAGTACGGAACAATCAAAATAAACTATAAGCCTAACTGGGATGATCAAAATGTTTACAATAATTGGTCATTACAAATTTATGATAAGGCAAGAAATATGAAGGTAGATCCTATATCCTTGTATAAGAAGGAACCTAGAAAAAAAGTTAGATTACAACAATTTAAATCTATTATACATAATTATGAAAGATATAAAACATTTGAGATAGAGCCTGGTCAGTTTAAAAATGATCGTTTAGATTTTACTGACATGGTGCAAAAGTTTATTACGTCTGGGTTGGCTATAAATTTCAAAGTCTTAATGGTAGATGAAGCTCAAGACCTTACCCCGTTGCAGTGGGACATGGTTGTGAAATTAGCTTTGAATGCAGAAAAAGTTTATCTTGCAGGTGATGACGACCAAGCAATATATGAGTGGAATGGTGCAGATGTATCATACTTTCAAACATTTCCAGGCAAATCTAAAATATTAAACAAATCAAGAAGATTAAATAAAAAAGTTCATTTCTTTGCGAAGTGTTTATTAAATGGCATGGAGGGTTATAGAGTAAAAAAAGAATTTGAATCTAATGACAAAGATGGAGAAATATATAGATGGAGCTCTTTGCGTAAAGTTCCCTTTGAAAATAATGGTAGTTGGATGATTCTTGCTAGAATTAACGATGTAAAAAGAGAATTACAAGAAGAAGCTAAAGGTATGGGTTTATATTTTCAAGATATGAAAGGCAATAAATCCTATGACATGAATCAATGGAAGGCCATACAAGATTGGGAGAAGATTTGTAATGGTGGTTCAATTACGAGAGAGGACGCGTGTATCATGTATAATTATCTTTTAAACATAGATCACGGCTACAGGTCAGCGGACAGCAAAAAATGGAGTTTTGCTCACCCAAATCAACTTTTTGATCATAATGAATTACACTTATTTGGTGGTATGGTTGAGGAGAAGAACACTTGGCAAGAAGCATTTAAAAGAAAATTTAAAGATTCAGAGAAAAGGTATTTTTTAAAATTAATCGAATCAAAAGTAAACTTGGATGAAAGAGCACCTATTTTAATTGATACCATACACCAGGTAAAAGGAGGTGAGGCAGATAACGTTATTCTATCCTCAAAATGTAACTTCCCATCACATTACGATAGAAAATCATTATTAGATAAAGTGCAAGAATTAAGAGTTTGGTACACTGGGGTAACTAGAGCTATAAATACACTACATTTGTTAGGTACGTTTCATAAGTATAATTTTCCATTGAGTAAATATTATAAATTGTATAAAAGTAATTATGTCGGTTTTTAAAAAACAAGAAGGCGGTTCACACTATCAATCCTTTGCCATTCAACCGGCACAATACTCAATAAAAAATAATCTACCATGGCCTGAAGGGGAAGCCGTAAAATATATTACAAGACATAAATTAAAAGGCGGAAAAAAAGATTTATTGAAAGCAAAACATTGTATAGACATGATAATAGAAAGAGATTATGGCAAAAGTTGATACTCAATTTTATGAACGTGCACAAAAAAGATTTAATATTCAATTTAAAAATGTATTAGACATTGGAGCTGCTGCGGGAGATTGGTCGGGGCATGTAAAAGAATTTAATCCTGATGCAAAATTTACACTTATAGAGCCAAATAAATTACATAATGAAAGATTAAAGAGTTTCGGTAAAGTACATAATGTGTATTTAAGTGACGAAGCTAAAGAAAAAGATTTTTATGTATGTCAAGACCCATTTCAACAAACAGGTAACGGTTTTTTTAAAGAGAGATCAAATGTTCCATTCAAAAAAACTATTGTTAAAACTACAAAGCTTGATCAAGTGGTTGATGAAACCTATGATTTAATAAAATTAGATGTACAGGGGGCTGAGCTTGAAGTTATGAAAGGTGGTATGATTACAATTCAAAAAGCTAAATGGCTTCAAATAGAGATACCTCTTTTCGAATATAATATTGGTGCTCCAAGTATGTATAGTTTGTTGGGTAATTTAAAAGCTATTGGTTTTTATCCATTTGATATTGCACAAATATTATTTAACGTTAGGTGTTTATATATTGATTATGTTTTTGTTAATCGTAATTTACCAACACACGAAGCGGAGGATGCTGTAGTTAATTTTACAAAATATAACGTGAAAAAGAAATGATGTTATTATCAATAGGTATAATACTACTTATATTTTTTTGCATATGTCTTTTGTTAGCCATGTGGAATAAGGAAAAACCGTGAGTCATCAATTAAACTTTATATATTCGGACTCTGATTGGGTTTGCCCATCTGAATACCCAGACCTAAGGGCTGCTGATGAAGTAGCAATTGACCTTGAAACAAAAGATCCAGACCTTAAAAAATTTGGGGCTGGTTGGGCTTATGGTAAAGGCCACATCGTTGGGTTTGCTGTTGCTGCATTAGGTAAACAATATTATTTTCCCATAGCACACGATGCTGGAGGAAACATGGATTTAGATATTACCGTGGCTTGGATGCAAGATTTACTTAAACAACCAAGCACTAAAATATTTCATAACGCTGCATATGATCTCGGTTGGTTAAAGTTTAATAATTTTGAAGTTAATGGTCCTATTGTAGATACCATGATCGCTGCAGCTCTTATTGACGAAAATAGATGGAGCTTCTCTTTAAATGCGTGTGCAAAAGATTATTTAGGTGAAATAAAAAACGAAACATTTTTAAATGAGAAAGCCAAGGAGTGGGGCTTAAATGCCAAAGAAGATTTATGGAGAATGCCCGCTGGTTATGTGGGTTTTTATGCAGAACAAGATGCGGGGTTAACTTTAAGATTATGGCAAAGATTTAAAGCAGAGATACAACAGCAATCCCTAAATGACGTTTGGGAAATGGAAATGCAATTACTTCCTGTGCTGCATAAAATGAGAGCCACAGGTATAAGAGTTGATGAAGAGAAAGCAGGTTTGTTAAAGAAAGAATTTAAACAGAAGGAATCATTATTACTTTCTCAAATAAAAAAACAAACAACTTTAAATGTAGATATCTGGGCAGCAAGAAGTGTTGCTAAAATTTTTGATCGAATAGGTTTAGAATACCCACGGACACCTAAATCAGGTGAACCATCATTTACCACGAATTGGTTGGCTAATTGTGAGCATCCTGTTGCAAAATTAATCAAAGAAGCTAGAGAGATAAATAAATTTCACTCTACGTTTATCGATTCAATACAAAGATATGTTCATAAGGGTAGAATACATGCAGAGATTAATCAGTTGAGGTCTGATCAAGGTGGCACCGTCTCAGGTAGATTATCATACGCTAACCCTAACTTACAACAAATACCAGCACGTAATAAAGAATTTGGTAACAAGATTCGATCTTTATTTTTACCTGAAGAAGGAAAACAATGGGGTTCGTTTGATTATTCACAACAAGAGCCAAGATTAGTAGCACACTATTCATCGGCCATCGGACAACAACTTGATGGTTCTGAAGAATTTATAAAAGCTTATCAAGATGAATCAGCGGACTTTCATCAGATTGTAGCTGACATGGC